ATAAAATAACCTAAAGTCTCCCCCTTCCCGCCGGGAAGGGGGTCGGGGGGATGGGGGCAGGAAAGTAAGCTCAAGGCAGGGGCGGCAGGCGAGGCGAAAGATAAGCCCCCCCCTCGGGCACCGGCACAGCAGAGCCAGCCGGCAACCCCGGGGACAAGCCCCTCTCGGGCATCGCTTTCCAAAGGAAAAGCCAGTGCCGCCCGGGTTCAGCCCCGGGGATGCAAGGGGCGAAGCCCCTTGCATAAGAAAACTATGATTCTCCCCCTTCCCGCCGGGAAGAGCGCTCTGCGAGCGCGGGTCGGGGGGATGGGGGGAAAAACGGTAAGATACCCGAAAATCAATGGCGCAGAGAAAAAAGCGCAGGGCGGAGGATGGGATGGAAACAGGGGGCAGGGAAGCAGGGAAACAGGCGGAAGGGAACAGCCCCCCCAAAAAAAACAGCAACCACCAACCAAAAAACAAAAAAGAAAGGATACCAATATGCATGACATCACTTCCGGTGCCTTCCTGCAGCACTTTGCGGCAGGCACCAATATCCAGGGCACAGCAGGCGTGTCCGATAATACCACCGGCACCGTGACTCCCTATGCCGCAGGCGAGGGACTGAGCGCCGAGATGCATACCTACTACAGCGACTACCTCATTGATAACGCAGAGCCGTACCTCTGCCATGAGCTGTTCGCGCAGAAGCACCGCATCCCCAAGGGCGGCAAAACGGTCTGCTTCCGTAAGTATGACCTGCTGCCCAAGTGTACCACCCCCATCGTCGAGGGCGTCACGCCGGACGGACAGAGCCTGCGCGTGACAGTCGTGGAGGCAACCGTGGCACAGTACGGCGGCTACGTGGAAATGACCGACCTCCTGCTCCTGTCCGCAGTGGATAATAACCTCTGCATGGCAACCAAACTGCTGGGAGCGCAGGCAGGACGCACGCTGGATACCATCTCGCGCGAGGTGCTGGCGGGCGGTACCAACGTGCAGTACGGCGAGGATGCCGTTTCCGCACGGTACCTGCTGACCGGCGGCAAGTCCTCCGGCAATCATTACCTGACGGTGGACTGCATCCGGCGCGCCGTGCGCTTCCTCAAGGCGCAGAACGCCGAGAAGATCCGCGGCTCCTACGTGGCAATCATTCATCCGGACGTTTCCTACGACCTGATGAATGATCCCAGCTGGAAGTACCCCAACCAGTACGCCGATCCGTCCCACATTTTTGAGGGCGAGATCGGGCGCATCGAGGGCGTCCGCTTCGTGGAATCCACCGAGGCTAAGATCTTCCACGCCCCCGACCTGTCCGCGAAGTCGCGGACGCTGACCGTCAACGGCGCGGTCAATGCAAACAGTACCGTGACCTTCACGGGCGCGGGCGTGACGGCGTCCTCGCTGGTCGGGCGTTGGATCCTGATCGGCAATCAGCACGCATACGTGGGCGCCAATACCGCCACGACCATGACGCTGTACACCGACGCCACCAAGAACACCGCCTTCAAGGTGACCTGCTCCGATAAGGCGACCATCTATCCCGGCGAGGCTGGCGCGGAGGGACGTGACGTCTACGCGACGCTGGTCATGGGGGACAACGCCTACGGCACCACCGAGCTGGGGCACGGCGGGCTGGAGCATATCGTCAAGCAGCTGGGCAGTGCCGGCACGTCCGACCCGCTGAACCAGCGCGCGACGGTCGGCTGGAAGGCAAACAAGGTCACGGTACGTCTGGTCGAGGCGTTCATGGTGCGCATCGAGACGGCGTCCACCTTTGAGTCCGGCGAGGACAACTAACCGACAGAGAGGAGCAGAAAGCGAGTATGGAGAACGAATACGTACAGGATGTAGAGGCTTACCTCAACGAACCCGTGAAGATCCGCCTGTTCCGCGATAACGACCGCTACCGCGACCGCGTGTATGTCGCCGTCAACGGGCGGAACTGCCTCATTGAGCGCGGCAAGTGGATCACGGTCAAGCGCAAGTTCGCCCTGGTGCTGGATCAGTCCGAGATCCAGGATATGTGCGCCGCGACGCTTGCCGAAGCCGAGCAGGATCGCTTCCGCGAGGCGGAAGCCCAGATGGCGTGACGGAATAATCGGCGCTTTCCCGGCAAACGCCCCGGACTGCCGGCTCCGGCAGTCCGGGGGGCGGACCCGGCGGGGACGGCTGACTATTCCGCAAGACTGAGGAGGGAGAGAGATACATGACGATCAATACCTGCCTGTCCTTTGTGGACGGCATACTGCCCAACGCCGTGCCGCGCGCGACCAAGTGCCGCTGGCTGGGTGAACTGGAGGGGCGCGTCCGGGTGGAGCTTTTGGGGAACGCGCCGGAACAGCAGACGGCGCCGGATGAAGCGGCGGACGGCGATACCGAGCTGTCGGTGCCGTTCCCCTACGACCAGATATACTGGATGTACCTGACGGCACTGCTGGAGTACGCACGCGGCGACAGTGCCCGCTATGAGATCGGTGCGGCGCTGTTCAACGCGGCGTACCGCAACTACGCCAAGTACCTGGTGCGCACCGGGGCGGGGAGGTGACGGCATGGCGGTGGATACGGACATGATCCTGACCGTCGGGCGGTTTATCCCCGACGCCGGCGCACCGGAGGGGCGTACCGTGCGGATGGAGGACTACCTCGCGGCGCTGAGCCGGGAGCTGGAGACGCTGTACATCCGGATGAACGACCTGCTGCGCGAGCTGGACGGGCGCACGGCGGCGCTGGAGAGTGCAGCACGCAGTGCAGCACAGAGCGCTGTAACCACGGGAGGTGAGACGGTATGAGCATTCTGCCGGACAGCGGGCGGGGGGACGTGTTCGCCCTGCCTGACCGGATGCCGGGAAAGCTCCGGCACGTGCGGCACAGCTGCACGGTATTCGGCGGACTGGCGGGAGCCGGTGAGGTCGGCGCCGACACGCTGCAGGCGATGGCAAATCTTGTCCCCTGCGGCTACCCGGCGCTCACGACCGGCAACGCGCGCCTGCAGTACCTTGCCGCCCCGACGACGGGCGCGGCGCACGGACTGACGCTTCATCGGGGAAAGGTCGTGCTTGCGCAGGGAACCGGACTGTTCGTGTCCTCCGGCGCCGGCGCCTGCACCCGTCTGGGGAACGTCACCGACACCGACAAGCGCTTCGCCTCCTTCGGCGATCTGCTTTTCATTCTGCCGGACGGGCTGGTGTACAACGCCGCCGACGGCAGTCTGCGCAAATTCGGTCTGGACACCGGCAATATGGAGAATGTCTCCATTGACAACGTGTACCTGACCGTCCCCACCGCCGGATTGCAGACCAAGGGCTTCCGGGTGGGGGATTGCATCCGGCTGGACATCCAGGGGGACATCAAGTCCGCCGTGCTGAACGGGTACTACCGGATTTCCGCCCTGACCGAGAGTTACCTCTGCGTCGAGGGCGGCTTCCCCGAGCGGGGCACCTTTACCGCGCGTGTGCGCCGGGTCATGCCCGACCTGGAGGGACTGTGCGCCATGGGGAATCGGCTGTACGGCTTTGCCGGGCAGTCGGTGTATGCCTGCGAGGCGGGGAATCCGTGGAACTGGTACTGGGCGGATGCGGCATCGCCGGAGACGGCGCCGTTCAGTCTGCACACGGCAGGCGGGAATGATTTTACCGCCTGCACGGTCTGGCAGGGCTACCCGATCTTTTTCCGGGCGGACGGCATCAGCCGTCTGATGGGGCGTGCGCACGTGGCGGGCGGTTTTCTTGCGGCAACCGGTTACCCTGAGCGAGCAGTCTGCGCCCGGCATTCCTGCCGGGCAGGCGGCGACGTTGTGCGGGCTGGACGGTGCGCTGTACTACTGCTCCGGCAGTGACGTATACCGGTATGCGGGCGCGGCGCCTGCGCGGGTGTGTGACGGTCTGCCGGCGGGGCTCCGCGGCATATGCGCGGGGACTGACGGGCGGGGGCTGTACCTGTCCGCGACCGAATCGAACGGTACGCGGCGGCTGTTCCTGTACTGCCCCGGGCTGGGCTGGTACCGACTGGATCCGGTGTCCGTTACGGCGGCGCTGTTCTGTCCGGACGGAACGGGGGATTTCTGCCTGCTCCAGCGGCTGGACGGCTACCTGTTCCTGACCCGCTCATCCGGCACCGCGGCGACGTCCGGCTTCATGGCTGCGACCGTGCCGACACCGGAGGCGACGGCGGAATTCGGGGACGAAACGGCGCTCCTGCCGGACGGCGGGCGACTGCTTGCCGTGCATCTCCGTGCCTGCGGGCGGATCGGCAGCAGTCTGAAGCTATATGTCCGGTACGACGGGGAAAGCAGCTGGCAGTTGCTCGGCAGTGTGGCGGGGAACGGGCGGG